CTAACATGAAAGCTTGGGCAAAAGCTAACCCTGACCTTGCTAAAAAAGTTAAAAAAGGTCAAGCAGGCTACGAAGCTATTCAAAGCGTAATTAACCCAAACGCTAAAGCTAAACCTGCTAACATTGGTCCTGTTAAAGATGGTGCTAAGTATGCACGTAGTTTAGCTAAACCTGCTAACATTGGTCCTGTTAAAGATGGTGCTAAGTACGCTCGTAGTTTAGCTAAACCTGCTAACGTTGGTCCTGTTAAGGATGGTGCTAAGTATGCACGTAGTTTAGCTAAGTCTAACGAAAAGAAAAAAAAGCAGCGTAGATTTAGCAATGAAAGTCTTCGCAGAGCCGGACAACGCACGTACAACAGGGGAGCAGCTTAAGTAACTATCATGGCACGTAAGTATTCAAAAGGCAAGAAGCCTGAAGAGACAATGAGACAGCGTCAGCGTCGTCTCCTTAAAGAACAACAAGCACGTAAGGCAGCCCAGACTAACGTTAAGTCTACTCCTGACCCTAATCCAGCTAAACGTGGTGCTCAAGGTCCACGCAATCCTTCAAGGCAAGGCCCTTACCGTAAGCCTCCCTCTGCTATACGCAGTAGTACAAGCCGACCTACTCCTCCAGCTCCAAAGTACAAGCCTAGTGTGTCTAACGTAGGCCCACAGATTAGGCAAGCTGAAGCTGTTAAAGCAGCTAACCCTGGTAGAACTGCTAGAGCTACACGTAACGCTAGACTTGGTAGGGGTGGTTTACTTAGTGCTCTTACTGTTGGTGCTCAGATTGGCGAAGCAATGAGACAGAACCTTCCTAGTAAAGCTACTCCTAGCAATCGTGGTACAGGTAGAGCAACAGACAATGTAAAACCAGGACCTTCTAAAAAAACTAAAACACCTACAAAAAATGCTGGTAACTACAACACCAGAGATGCTGACGGAACAGTCCGTAGCAGAAAGAAAGTAGGACCTGCAAAGGTTGGTTCTAAAAAGGTAGGCACTATTGCACAAGCATTTGATAAATCATACGCTGCTGCTAAAAAAGCAGGTAAGAAAACATTCATGTTTAGAGGCAAGAAGTATACTACTGACTAGAAGCCTCTAGAAGGCCCTTAAAACTCCTTTAGGGTGTCATCCTACCTGATGCACCCTTTAGGCCCCACACAGAGCCATACAACATGCATACAAACGATCTTGAGGTTAACCTTAGAGCAGACTTTAGATACTTCCTTACTGCTGTCTGGTCTCACCTTAAATTACCACCCCCAACACGGGCTCAACTCTGCATTGCAGAATACCTTCAAACAGGCCCTAAACGTTTACAGATCCAAGCCTTCCGAGGTGTAGGTAAGAGTTGGATTACAGCAGCCTTTGTGCTCTGGACTCTCTTTAACAACGCTGACAAAAAGATTATGGTAGTATCTGCTTCTAAGGATAGAGCAGACTCCTTCTCTATCTTCTGTCAACGCCTTATCCTTGAAGTACCTTGGCTCTCTCACCTAAAACCTAAATCAGATGATCAAAGATGGTCCAGAGTATCCTTCGACGTGGGGCCGGCTAAACCTCACCAGGCTCCTTCGGTTAAGTCTGTTGGCATTACTGGTCAGCTTACTGGTAGCAGGGCTGACTTAATGATTCTAGACGATGTGGAGGTTCCTGGCAACTCAATGACAGAACTCATGAGAGAGAAGCTTCTCCAACTCTGTACTGAAACTGAGTCTATCCTGACACCTAACGCTGACTCTAGGATTATGTTCCTGGGTACTCCTCAAACAACATTTACAATCTACCGCAAACTAGCAGAACGTAACTACAGACCCTTTGTATGGCCTGCACGTTACCCTAAGAAACTAGCTAACTATGAAGGTCTTCTTGCACCCCAACTGCAGCAAGACATAGAAGACAAAGCCAAAGCTTGGGAAGTAACTGACCCTGACAGATTTAGTGATGAAGATCTTATTGAACGTGAAGCAGCTATGGGACGTAGCAACTTCATGCTACAGTTCATGCTTGACACAACCCTCAGTGATGCTGAAAAGTTCCCACTTAAAATGGCTGACCTTGTTGTTACCAGTGTCAATCCTACTACTGCCCCCGAATCCGTCGTTTGGTGCTCCGATCCCCAAAACATTATCAAAGACCTCCCCACTGTTGGCCTCCCTGGAGACTATTTCTACTCTCCAATGCAGTTACAAGGAACATGGGATCCTTACTCAGAGACAATCTGCTCGATTGATCCGTCGGGTCGTGGTACGGATGAAACAGCAGCAACTTATATCTCCCAACGTAATGGTTTCCTGTACGTGCACGACATGCGTGCTTACAGAGATGGGTACTCCGACAAAACATTACTTGATATTCTAAGAGGCTGTAAAAAGTTTGGTGTTACTAAACTCCTCATTGAAACTAACTTTGGAGATGGTATCGTCTCTGAACTCTTTAAAAAACACCTTATCCAAACTAAACAAAACATTGACATTGAAGAAGTCAGAGCTAACGTCCGTAAAGAAGACAGAATCATTGACGCTCTGGAACCCGTGCTTAATCAGCATAGGCTTGTTATGGATCGTAATGTTATCGAGTGGGATTTTAAGTCCAACCCCGATGCCCCTCCTGAAGAACGACTCCTCTACATGCTCTTCTATCAGATGAGTAGAATGTGCCGTGAAAAAGGCGCAGTTAAACATGACGATAGACTTGACTCCCTTGCTCAAGGCGTTAAATACTACACAGATGCTATGGCTATCTCCGCTAATCATGAGATCGCTAAACGTAAGTTTGAAGAATGGCAAGACCTTGAACAAGCTTGGAAAGATGACCCCCAATCAGCAGCTAATCACATGGTCTTTGGTATGACACATATTCAAAGACAAAAAGCAAGAGGCTTAACCGGTAAAAACAAAGGCTATAACTGGGTTTCTATTGACAAATAAACCGTAACCCGACAGTACTACGGGGGGAGTGGTGCCTCTCCGTGTGGAAACAGCGGTCAAAACATCATTGACCAATTAATTGGGGATGACAATCTTTCATCCCCCTTTATTAACCACACTAATGGAAGATGAGGTGAAGGAGCGAAGCGACTGAACCATCTTCTCTATTAGTTCTTATTATCATCACTCTTATCATTACTACTAATAAGACTATTAGTATCTTCATATTATGAGCCATACTCATATATAGTACCGGTAAGAGGAAGAGGAAGAACAACCAGCACCTTTACTTTTAGTCGACTAAAAACTACCACCACCTTATGCATACCGCTACACTTGTTTCCATTACCCCTGATGCAGAAGAACTCATTGCTTACTGTGCAAGAGTGTCTAACCCTGCTAATCAGAACAACACACAAACAGCATCACGTCTCCTTAAGTACCTAATCAAACACCGGCATTGGTCTCCCTTTGAGATGGCTAACATGGTGGTGGAGATTAAAACCAACAGAGCTATTGCAGCTCAAATCCTTAGACATAGATCCTTCTCATTCCAAGAGTTCTCTCAACGGTATGCAGAAGTAGAATCTATTCCTTCCCCTCCTTACCTAAGAAGACAGGATACTAAGAACAGACAGAACAGTATTGATGATCTTGATGTTCATACTAAACTCTATTGGCAGAATGAGATTGATGAACTCTATCAAAAGAGTCAAGATGTCTACCAACGAATGCTTAAACAAGGCATTGCTAAGGAGTGTGCACGAGAGGTCCTTCCAATCGGCTCAGACACGACTTTGTATATGAATGGTACGATCCGGTCTTGGTTGCATTACATCGACCTTAGAGCCGCTCCTGAGACCCAATCAGAGCATCGTAGGATTGCTGAAGGATGTAAGATGCTGATTAATGATAATTTGCCTGATGTTTATGAAGCTATGTGGATGTGATTACTACTATGTGTTCTTTTTTATTGTCTTTGGTTATTGTTGGGGGTGTCGAGGTTGCTCCTAATGGTTATATGATTGAGTATATTGAGGATGGGGTGATTGAATGGGTAGTTGTACCAACGGATAAGGCGCTTATGTGTCCGTTTACCTCTTAAATTTTGACATAATTACGCCGCGTCCGCCGCAACCCCCTTGCCCCTCCGTGAAATCGTGTGCCAGTCGCCGGGTTGGCACCCTTATGGCACGCTGAAGGCACTAATATGTAACGCGCGCGGGTCACGCGGTTCAATTTATCTCTCATTATCTGTCCGCGAGGACAATCTGATTAGTGTCACAAGGTGATGGCACGATGGACCGATCCCGATTAGGTTGCTTAGCAACGAGATGAGAACCGGAACGCCACCGGATACACTCACTTGTTACCGTCATTCATCGACACGCTCTGATTGACACCAGCCCAAAACTTGCTACACTGTCCACAAGTTCATCACCACACCATGAACAACAACACCCACACAATTGAGCTCTTCATCGCTTCGCTACTCTTCTTGCTTGAGGGCATTTGCTACATCATCAACGAATTAGCAGGGTTCCACAGTCAGGCAGCTGAACCAAGCACCACCACATCCAAGCAATCCACTTATCAGCGGTGGGAGGCAGAGATCATCAGCATGACTATCAAGCAGCTTCAAGAGATGACTGGTATCAAGTCCAGCAAGTACAACAAACGAGCCCTTCAACAAGTAGCTCTGGCAGGGATCACTTCTTACTTGTACTGAATCATGAGCACTATGTACACCTTCAACCAACTGAACGAGGCTGTGCAATCTTGCACGCCTTGCCGCTTGACTCTTGAAACCAATGAGGATGGCGATCAAGCCTTCGCATTGCGTGACGG